CTACAGATCTGATTAATGCTAAGAGGTTACAAGAAGGCCGTTTAGCTATAGGAACTGGTGTCATAATGATGGCAGGTCACCACTTCTTAAATGGTGGTTTGACTGGTAACGGTCCTACAGATAGACAAAAACGTCAAGTTTGGATTGATGCTGGATATGTACCTAGAAGTATAAAGATTGGTAACACATGGGTTAGCTATGATGCATTTGAACCATTCAACCAAATACTTGCTACACTAGCTGATGTTGGTGATCATAGTCAGTTAATGGGAGATGAGTGGACAGAGAATCAATTCCAGAAATTATCTTTAGTAATAGCTCAAGGAGCAGCAAGTAAGTCATACTTACAAGGAATACAACAGTTTGTAGATCTTTTCGCAGGCCGTCCTGGTCAGCAAAATAGAATCATTGCTGGTTTAATGAATAATGTGGTACCTATGGCGGGGTTAAGAAATGAACTTGGTAAGTTATTCAACCCTCACATGAAAGAATTAGGTTCAGGTATTGGCGATGCCATACGTAATAGAAACCTAATATCTGAACATTTGTCCGTAGACCCCATATCTACCAAATATGATATGTTAAATGGACAACCAATTAGAGATCATGATTTCCCAACAAGAATGTTCCAAATGTTTTGGCCTGTTCAACTGAACCTATACCAAGGTCCAGGTAGGAAGTTATTATTTGATAGTGGTTATGATATCAGAATGTCAACGTACTACGGTCCTGACGGTACTGATTTATCAGATTCACCAAGATTAAGATCTTTATTCCAACAATATATTGGGATGGAGAGGTTGGAAAGGAAACTAAACAAATTAGCTGAAGATCCTAGAGTTCAAGCTTCTATCGAGCAAATGAATCACGATTTACGTAATGGTAATAGAGATCTAGATCCTCAAAAGTATTATTTACATAATAAACTAATTCATAATTTATTTAGAAAAGCTAAGCTAAAAGCTTGGGCTAAAATGAGGCAAACCAAAGAAGTGCAAGATTTAATAGCAGAGGCTAAAGAGTTAGAGATAAGAGGTAAGCAACGCTTAAAACAAACAAGTGAATATGACGAGCTACTACAACTAAATAAATAGCCCAAAACAATTTAATTTTTAAACACGATGGCTTTTACAACTTATACAGATAATGGTGGCGGTGCACCTGATGGGAGTGACTTAGCATTTACTTATACATTTCCAGTAATAAAGACAGACGGAACTGATGTTAGGGTTTCATTAGACGGCGTCACTCAAGCCACAAATAAATATACAGTTAATGTTAATACTTCTACTCTAACTTTTCATAATACTAATGGTGTTGATTCTACTTATCAAGCCGCTTCTGGAGCTCCGCTAAGTGGAGTTACAGTAAGGGTTTATCGGGATACAACATTAGAAGATGCTGATACAGCAACTTTTGTAGCTGGTTCCGCTATACGAGCTCAAGACTTAAATGCTAATTTTAAACAAACACGTTATGCATTACAAGAAGAGCAACAAATACCGTTATCTAGTGAAGATATTACTGATGGAAGTGTAACTACAGCTAAGATAGCTGACAATGCTCTAGATTCAGACCACTATAAAGATGGGTCAATTGATCTCATACATCTATCTGCAAGTTCTGTAAACTCATCTAAAATTGTAGATGATTCTATAGTTAATGCAGATATAAACTCTAGCGCCGCTATTGCACATAGTAAATTAGCAAATGTAACTAGTGGACAACTACTAGTCGGTAATGGTTCTAACGTCCCGACAGCTGTAGCTGTATCTGGTGACGTAACCATGTCTAATGCTGGTGCTGTTACTATAGCAAGTGCAGCTGTAGAGCATTCCATGTTAGCAGACGATGCAGTAGATGGGGATATCCTAGCTGCAGATGCTGTAACTGGTGCTCATATAGCTGATAATGCTATTGACTCTGAACATTATACAGATGGAAGTATTGATAATGCACACCTAGCTGACGATGCAGTAGGAGCAGATGAATTAGCAGCTAATGCTGTTGTCAACGCTTCTGTAGCTTCTGGAGCTGCGATAGAGTTTACTAAACTTGAAAACTTAGATAGTGCTAAGATATTAGTTGGTAACGGATCTAACAAAGCAACTGAAGTCTCTGTGTCAGGAGATGTAACGATAGCAAATACAGGTGCGGTTACTATAGCTAGTGATGCTGTAGAACAAGCAATGATAGCTGATGATGCAGTAGGAGCAGATCAACTAGCAGCTAACGCTGTGGTTAATGCTTCTGTGGCATCTGGAGCAGCTATCGCTCATAGTAAATTAGCAGCTATACCTGATACTCAAATAATTGTTGGTAACGGTTCAACCGTACCTACAGCTGTTGCAATGTCTGGTGACGCTACTATAGCTAACACAGGTGCTGTAACAATTGCAGCTAATGCAGTTGAGATCGGTATGATAGGTTGCGAACAAACAACCATAACAGATAGTGATTCTCATGTTCCTACATCAGGAGCTGTTGTAGATTATGTAGCAGCACAGCTAGCGCCTATTGGTGGTCTTGAAGTTATAGCAGATGATGAATCCTTCCCAAATACAATCCCTGCAACTGGTGTTGTAATTAGTATCTCTGATGCAGCTGGCTTATCAATTAACTCTAGTGGCGTCTCTACTAATGCTGATACACTTGATAACTCAACCGTAACCATTAATGGATTCCCTAGTGAATTACGAGGTGGTGTAAGTGGTAATGCTGATCCTTATGTATTAGCAGCTGGTACTGGGCTGATGGTTCAATCCACCGGTTCAAGTCAGACTTATAATTACCATCAAGTAATGATAAGAGAAGCTGACTTTGTACAGTTAAGTGATGATATAAACGACTTTAACAGTAGATATCGTATAGGTACAAAAACTGCTGATAACGCAAGCAGCAATGATGATGGTGACCTCTTCTTTGATACAGGTACCAATAAGATGTATGTGTACGATGGTGCATATGACTCAGGTGGTGCATGGACAGAAGTTACATCAGCAGGTGATTATAAATATCTAACAATAAAAGATCACGACCAAGCAGTTGGTGGTTCAGGTCCAACATTTAATGATTCTAATGAAGAATTTGATTTGTTTGATGGATCTAGTGATGCAAGTATTAATACTGCAGCACAATTAATTGTAGTACTAAATGGTGTTATCCAGAAACCTAATACAGGAACCTTTAGTGGAAGTGAAGAAGGTTACTACTTAAATGATACTCATGGTATTAAATTCTGTGATCCTCCTGCAACTGGTTCAACTCTATTTGTAACTCAAATTGGTACAGCTACAACTTTAAGTGTACCAGCTGATGATTCAGTAACTGCAGCTAAGATTGGAGCAGGTGCTGTTATCGCAGCTAAGATCGGTACAGGTGCAGTAGAACATGCTAAACTAGGAGCTGATTGCGTAGATGGAGATAACATTCAAGATGATGTTATTAACTCAGAACATATTGTAGCTGGAGCAATAGATTTAGAACATATGTCATCTGAGTCTGTAGATGAAGATAATTTACATATATCTAATGCTGGTTCTAATGGACAGTACCTACAGAAATCTGCTGGTTCACCAGGTTTAACATGGGCTACTCCTGATTCTGGTAGTATAACTTGGACATTAGGTATAAACGGTGGTGCTGATGCATTCACCTTTACTGGTGATGGATTTGCTAGTGCTACAGATGATCCAACATTATATGTAACCAGAGGGCAGACTTATAAGTTTGTTAACGGTAACTCTGCCGGTACTCATGCATTCAATATTGAATCATATGACGGAGACGGAACTTATACAAGTTATACAACCGGCATGACTACTGCTGGTGCAACTGGTGGTAATACCATGACATGGATAGTACCAATGAATGCACCAAGGAACTTACGTTATGTAAGTGGTACAACTGCTGGTATGACTGGTAATATTGTTGTAGATGAAAGTGAAGGTGAGAGTGGGTTTAGATGTACTACAGGATCAACTACCAAAGGTTTGTTAATTACTAATGGTGTCGGTAGTGATACCAGAATGGCTCAATTTGGTCTAATTGACGGTGGTACAGCTCCTGCTATTTATGGTAGTGGAAGTAATATTTTAAGTATTGCAAATGTTACATCAACAGACTTTGATACTGGTAACGTCACGTTAGGTAGTTATGGTACTAATGACACGACAGCTGCAACTTTAAAACTTGAAGGCGGTGGTACTAGTAATACTTATGGTCCAACTATTTCAGGACCAGCTACAGCTCAAGCAACTAGTAATTATACAATAACACTACCTGGGGTAGTACCGACTGCTAATGGACAAGCACTTACAGCAACAACTGCTGGTGTATGTACATGGGATGGTCTTGAAGGAACAATAATTAAATCTACTACTAATAGTAATGAAGCTGACACTAAATATCTAAGAGCGGATGGAGATGGTACTTGTTCTTGGCAGACTGTTTCTGGTGGTGTAAGTAGTGATGGATCTGGCAACACTTACGGTGGTTCAGATGCAGGTAACGCTGATAACAACAGCGGAGCAACTAATAATACTGCTTTTGGTCACGATGCACTTGTAGCTCTAACTTCAGGCGATTACAATACTGGTATAGGTGATCTTGCTTTAGCTGGTTTAACCACTGAAGGTGCTAATACAGCAGTGGGTTATAAAGCTGGACACGCTAATGACGGTGATGAAAATACATATCTTGGAAAAGCAGCTGGAGAGGATACAACTGGAGATTGTAATGTCTTTCTTGGAAGCCAAGCAGGTGCTCAATACACCTCAGCTTTTGGAGGAGTAGGTATAGGTTTTAAAGCCTTTGGTGGAGTTTCAGCATCCGCATGTACTGGTGCTACGTCTGTCTTCATTGGTCATCAGGCAGGAGAAGTTTTAACTTCTGGTGCTAAGAATACAGTCGTAGGATATGAAGCTGGTCATAAATTAACCACTTCAAGTGGTAACTGCTTCTTTGGAAAGAATGCTGGTAAAGAAGCTGCAGCAAGTTTCGAAAATAATATAATGATCGGCTATCATTGCGGTCAAAAACTTACAGATGGTACAGGTAATGTATTTATAGGTGCTAATGTCGCTGATGGTACTACGGATGCAGATATCCATGATTATAACGTAGGAATCGGATATGCAGCTTTATACGATATAGGCCATGGAACCGGAAACACTGCAGTAGGACAAAGTTCAGGTGCTGATATAACTACTGGTGATAATGTAACCTGTATAGGTAAAGATGCTGGTTTAGGTAATGCACCTTCAGGTGCTGTAACTACCGGTTCTAATATAGTTTGCTTAGGTAATAATAGTGTTACAGATATTTATTGCGCAGATACATCTATAGCTTCCTCTGACTCAAGAGATAAAACTGATATAGCTAACTTCAGTTATGGATTAGATTGGATTAATAAACTAAGACCAGTTACTTATCGTTGGGATAAACGTACTTGGTACGATACAACAACTATAGATGATGATGGTAAACGTACTTATACAGTTGGTACCCCTGACGGAAGTTTAAAGAGGCCTAAAAAACATGTCGGATTCTTAGCTCAAGAAGTTTTAGCTGTTGAGCAAGCAGATGGATTTGCAGGATCTAAAAATGATATGCTTGTTGTCAATCTAAATGAAGATGAAACAGCATATGGTCTAAAATATGAACGTTTAGTACCAGTCCTTGTAAACGCTATTAAAGAATTATCTACTGAAGTGAATACATTAAAAACAAAAGTAGCGGCATTGGAGGCAGGCTAAATGGCATTAACACAAGTAAAAGCCCTAGGTATAGCGGCTGATGCAATCGATGAAACAAAGTTAGCAGATGACTCTATAGATTCAGAACATTATAATGATGCGTCTATAGATAATGCCCACCTAGCAGATGATGCTGTAGGTATTGATGAATTATCAGCTACTGGTACAGCCTCATCTTCTACCTTTCTAAGAGGTGATAATAGTTGGGTTACACCAACAGATACTAACACAACATATTCAGTAGGTGACGGTGGATTAACAACCAATGATTTCACTAATGCTGATCATACTAAATTAAATGGTATTGAAGCTTCAGCTGATGTAACAGACGCTACTAACGTCAACGCAGCTGGAGCTATAATGCATTCAGATCTAGGAACTAAAGGACAAATTGTTGTCGGTGATGGATCTGGAGATGCAACTATACTAGCAGTAGGTAGTAACGATCACGTACTTACAGCTGATAGCAGTGAAGCATCTGGAGTTAAATGGGCTGCAGCGTCTGGTGGAGCGACAATTAATAATGCAACAGCAAACGAAATAGTTACAGTTGCATCCACTACTACTCAATTAGATGCAGAAGCTAATCTTACTTTTGATGGTACTTCTCTCGTCTTAACTGGCGATCAGATGATCAAAGCTAACGATGCTGCTGCAAAACTTAAATTCAAAAGTGGTAACGTAGCTAGTGATGATGAAGAATTTGGAAGTATAACTTGGCAAAGTTCAGCAGATAATGTAAACGCATCTATTGCAGCTCATAGATCAACTTGGGCTAATGATGGTTATTTAACCTTTAAGACTGCATCTAGTGGTACTTTAAGTGAACAACTACGCATAGACAGGTTTGGTAATTTAGATGTAGCTAGAGGTAATATAGAAATTAAAACATCTGGTAAAGGTATCGACTTTACTGCTAATACTGATGATGAAGGTACCGGAACTTCAGCAGTAACTCAGGAAGTACTCAATGACTACGAACGAGGCACCTGGACACCTGCAGTTAAATCACAAGGTGGTGCAAGTTACGGTTACCAGGACCAAATTGGTCATTATATAAAAATAGGTGATGTTGTATATGTATCTGGTTATATAAGATTAAGTTCTTCAAGTAGTACTGGTTCTAATGCTATGACCATCCAAGGATTCCCTTGGAGTGCAGACGGTGCCCAAGCATCGTTCTTCACTACGTTTTATGTTTATGGTATTTCTGAATCTGAAACTCCAAAAATGATGAGACTTAATGGTAATGAGATGGAATGCTGGAAAGAAGTTGCATACAATAGTGCTTTAGATAATGAAGTGTGGGACAATGGTAACGAACGCTGGGGATTTGCAGGTTGGTTTTTAACAGCCTAAACATATAATTAATTGGAGATTAATCTTAAATGGCTTTAACAAAAACAGTCGCAGATGATAAAATTGAAATCGTCTCTTCTTTTAAACATATACAAATTAGAACTGCTACAACAGTTAAGGAAGATGGGAATGCCTTGAGTACAAGTTTCCATCGTAAATCTTTACAGTGTGGTAGTTTAGATTCAAGTGATAATTTTGTAGCAACAGATATTAGTGGAGAATCAGCAGAAGTACAATCTATAGCTAATACTGTTTGGACTCAAGCAGTTAAGGATGCATGGAAGGCAGAGTTAATTGCACGTAAACCTTCCTAAACCTACTCTACCTAAAGGTCTGCACATCCCTCAGTTGTATCTTAAACAGCCTACAGCGGATGTTCCAGCCTATAAACCTATATTCATACCCCCAGCTGATTTAGAGCGCCCTGAGGAGACTGAGGCAGAAGAGAAAGAAACTACAGAAAAACCTGAACCACCCAAACTTAAGATACCGGTAATTGACATACAGATGCCTTTACCGGAAACAGCGGTTGTAGTAACTGCTGTGACAACAGCTGTCATAGCTGTAACCACCACAACTGTTACTCAATCTTTATTCGAACCTATAAAGAAAAAGGTTCAAAAACAACTACAATCTAAGGTTGATGCATGGAAGAAAAAGAGAAAGGAAAAAATCTCCTCCACAAGCTGAAAGATGCTGCAGAGGATAACGAATCCCAAATTCAAATCCTATCCACCTTCGTACGTTTAGGTGTAGTTGTGTGGGCAGGATTTATAATTACCCTGAATTATGTAGAATTACCAGTTATTAAAAAAGCTGGGAGCTCCGACATAACTTTTGTAGCTAGTATTTTTACTGGAGCTTTAGCTAGCTTCGGGCTCAATACCTCGAACCAAAAGAAAGGATTACAACCTATAAACTGCCCTATGGCAACTAAGAAAAAGGAAGAATGAAGAAATGGCTTTTCCTCTTCCTACTGTTATCCCCCTCGGTAGCAAGAGCAGAGCTCGTCACCCCTCAATTTACACAGGGTTCGATGAACTCTACAACCACAACGGTGCAAGAGATCGTGGAGGATATAACCATCACGACTTATGGGTCCGTAATGAACAAGTGGAGTGGGGACAATATAACCCACTCATCAGCCTCATCAGGAGGTATTGCCGATTCAGATTCGGTATTCAACATGACAACAGCTGGCAGCGACTTCACGTTAGAAATATCAACAAGAGCAGCCACTCAAGTCTTAGAAACAACTGTAATAGAAAGAGAAATAGACACTACTTCTACTACGGTATCATTATCAGTATTCTCGCAATAGGAACCCCAAGTTATGCTGAAGAGGGAGAAACCAACAATACTTCAAACCCTGTGGCAGCGGCTACAGGAAACGTTACAAATCAAGCCGTCCAGTTCCAAAATAATGGAGCTCCAAGTCGTCAGGTCATCGGACCGAACATAAGTTGTAACGGAGCCACCATGACATTCAGCCCATTCTATATGGGCAACCATACCACACCGTATGACGATGGTATGGATCAACAAAGCTACACTGTAGCAGAGAACTGGGGTGGCCAATTAAATTTTATGGTACCCCTTGATGGCTCTCTTGTGGAACGCTGTAAAGCAGCAGCTTCTAGACAGATAGCTAAGATGGAACTCGACTATGAATTAGTCAGAGCTCTAAAATGTGCAGAATTACAGCAGAAAGGTTTTATGATACGTCCTAACACACGTGTATATCACATGTGTAGTGATGTTATACCTATAGCTGCATTTAAGAAGGAAGTCGCTAAAGCACAAATTGCAAGGCTTCCTCCTCCACCACCAAAACCTTGGTGGCATAAAATCAACCCTTTTACAAAATGACCGATATCGATCTATCCAAAGTATCTTCTTTCCAACGAGAGGCGGCAGAAAAAGCTCTTAAAGAAAAAGAAGTTAAAGCACCAAAATCAAAGAAAACCACTACCACTACTAAGAAATGATTGTACTAATTAAACCTATCCTATTCGCCTTCATTAAATCTACATCAGTAAAACAACTGATTGTTGATCTACTAGAAGGACTGGTTTCATCCACTGAAAACACTTTAGATGATAAAGCAGTAGCAGTGATTAAACAAGCACTATTCCCTGGAGGTAAGTAAATGAACAAAGCCACTGAAACCCAATTCAATGAATTACATAGCCTTGTCACGACAGAATTCCTGAAGAGGGTCAAAAGTGGTGAAGCTACTACCCAAGATTTAAAAGCAGCCTGCGATTGGCTGAAGACAAATGACATTAGTGGTGTCGCTTATGAAGGCAGTCCACTAGATAAATTAGCAAGTGTAATGCCTAAAGTAAACCCTGAACTTATCCATAGGAGGTTATATGGCTCCAAAGTTAAGTCCTAAACCAGGACGAACAGCTAGGTTTTATCGGAAGAATAAAAGATCTAGATTGAAACATAGGAGAGATGAACTTAAGCGAGGTAAGTCACCAGCTAAAAGGAAGTATCGTTCTCAATTAAAGATAGCAAGACGTAAGGCAAACCCTGGACCTCAACAAGATATGTCACACAAGGGTGGTCGAGTTGTCGTTGAATCACGTAAACGTAACCGCGCAAGAGGAGGCGCAGAGAGGAAGTAACTATGGCTGAACCAAAAAGAGAAGATTTTAAACCAGGCGCAAGCGGGAAAGCTAAATTTAATGTGGCTTGGGCTAAGTGGGATAGAACATCCGGTAATTTAGCTCAAAGAAGAAAGTCACAAAGTATAAAAGATTTAGAAAAAGATGAAAACAAATATTTTCAAACTATTACAGCTTTAGAAAACCAACTTAAAAATCGAAACCATACTCTTACAGATAGGAATAGACTGACATCTTATCTTAATACAGCTAAACATAATCTACAACAATCACAGGGGAAATTAAATCAACTTCGGATACCTACCAGTGAGGAACTAAAAGCAACTAGTGCTACTGGATTATCTAATATAGGTGCTACTGTTAAATCCACAGGTGAATCAACTAACGCTTATGAGCTCCGTTTAAGA